CACAGAGTAGATCGTCGGCAGCGTCAGATGTGTATAAGAGACAGGTGATAGTGGTTTCATCGGCAGCAGCACCAACTAAAGTCCAGGCTTCACCATCATAAACCTTTAGCTTGTCTAAAGTGCTATCGTATACGAATTGCCCTTGTACTGGTGAGCTGATCGCTGCGATTTGCGTAGTTGATAAATTCTGAATTTGAGCATTGCGGAGTTCGTTCTTCGCAAGGTCAATAAATGACGTTAGGGTTATGCTGGTTGCGGACAGCCCCGATACTATTCTTAATGCCATGATCTGTTTGTTTCTTTGTTACAAATTTAATACTAATTGAAATACGCTTTTCCAGCGGTAGAATCGTCAAAAGTGAGTGTTACCTCATTATCAGATACATACTGAACATCGCATATTACTTGAGTTCCAGCCGAATCAACAACAGATACAGCTGGTCTTTTATTTAAGTTGTGAGTAATGTTCCATGTAGCACTTGCGCTTGATTGATCATGCACATAGTTCTTATCACCGCTTGTTGAAGCGATAACACCAGTAACACTTACGTTTACTGAAGAATCTTTAACGGTGACAGCATTGGTAGATGTAGATACACCACTAATAGAAATACTGTCCCCAGAACTAACATTTATATTACTCACTTATGTCTTCGTTAATCTTGAATACTCCGTAAACCCAGGTTTTAACAACACCACTGTTTGTAGACTGAAGATCATAAACATAAATACCACCAGATACGGCAGCCATTGTTGCTGCGCTTGCTGTTATAGTAAGCCCACCATCAGCATTGCCAGTGTATGTAAAGCTGTCATCAGGAATAATATCTCCAGTAGACGTATCTGTTTCTTTTACATCCATCTTCCAGGTGTAATATGTCAGGTCAATTGCCTCACCAGCATCGTCCGTAAAGGTCAATTCTAAACTGAACGTATCCCCTTTACGACAAGTAATGTCTACCCTGGTTGAGTTGTCTAAATTTATTTGTGTTGCCATATTGCAAATTTAGTCATTTAAAAGAGGCCCTCTAATGGATCATCCTCTGCTTCCTGGAGTTCCCCACGCTCGCCTTGACGTTGGCTAATCAGCTTTGACTGCTCTACAGCTTGCTTCTTAACACGCTCATCTTTGCGATCTTCTTTCATTACATCAAGAGCTGATTTGTCTTGTTTCTCCGCATCAGCTTTATACATATTGAACTGACCCTTAACTTTCTCAAGCTCCATTTTCATTTGGTACTCCAGCTGCAATAACTGTGCTTTTGCCTGGGATTCCATTTGCATTTTTTGCATCTCAAGCTGTGCTTTCATTTGCTCTTTTTGCATTTCTGCCTGGGCAGATGCTTGAGCAGCTTGGGCATTTGCCTGGGACTGCGCCATCATATTTTGTTGCGCCATTTGCTGCTGCTGCTTAATACGCTTCTTACGTCTAATGATCAACAGCTGCTCTGCCTGATCCACATCCTTAAGTTGGCGTATAGCAATAGCATCCTCCAGGTCTATTTCCTTTTGGCTTAACGCAATTTGTATGTTCTGCTCCAGGTAAGCTTTTTCAACGTCATTCATTTCAGACACCACACGGATGCCGAAATTATACATTGGTAGATCCTGGAAGCTGTTCAGGAGCTTCATGTTCTTTTCCCCTACAGCCATTTGATATACACCAAACAGTACGCTTTCTTTAGGCAGAACCTGGATACACTTAACGATATCCTCTACAACCTTACGGTACAATACCATCGCAGCATTAGTGATGTCGTAAATAGCGTTGTTACCAGCTTGCATTTGTTGCTCACGAACACCAACCAAAGCTTCACCTTTAGGCGTAGATCCGTCCATAACCTCATTGATACCAGTAGCATCACGGATCAGGCGTAAGTAGTGGTTATATAAACCAATCAACTCGTTGATGTTTCTAATGCTGTTCTCCAATGGACGTACTGGAGGGTTTTGAAATCCACCTTCTGGGTTCTTACTACGGTAGTAGAACACACCAGTTTGTTCGTAGATATCCTGGATATCCAAAGGTTGCAATTCGCCTCCACGCCCTAACTGCACGTTTTCAAGCCCCTCAATATCTACAATCAAACCATCCGGCTTCGCCTTGGCGATAGCTTGTTGGATTTTAAGGTGTGTAAGTTGTATTTGATCAGCAAACCCAATAACAGAGTTTACCATAGACTTTGGCATCATCTTACGCATGTTGGTAGCTACAACAGAGTAGCTCATACGAGTTCTCGTTAGATCATGAACGTTGCGAGGCAAGTTCTTTTTCATTCCGTAATCGAAGACGTGCTTTGTACCGATAATGTACTTACCACCATATAAAGTAGCAGTAGTCATATTCACTGGCTTACGATCGTATACAGATCCAGTCGGAGTAAACCCAAATCCTTTGTGATAGAAACCTACGTTTCCGTACCGGCTGTTCTTTTGTTCAAACACCAGGTCATCAACAGATAGGTATTCAAAATCAAGTATCTCAATTATAAACTCATCATACCCAAAAGCATTGCGCTGTAGGTTTTTGTCGTAGTAGCTATTGGATAGTTTTGTTGGATTGTTGCCATATTTATGTGCAACCATGCGAGCCATCTCTTCATAATCCTTGTCGGTAAATTGATGCCCAGCTTTTCTTTTCAATTCCTGGATAGTCATTCTACGAATGTGACCGGCATACACCAGGTCATTCATCCCAGGATCTTCCGTGTAGCTGTGAATGAAGTACGCTGGATCAACATATTCTTCAGTGATTCCGTAGTTAGGATCGTTATCACGTTTTACTACAGCGATACCATTCGTTACTAAATCCTCAACAGCTCTACGGTGAATCTTCTCATCGTAGTTGTTCCAGTCAAGGGTAAGAGCGGCAGACATTTGCGCTGCCATCTCCGTAACTGTCTTTAGGTTGTTGTTGATGTATATTTCGGCTTCGTCAGTAGTTTCTGGTAAGCTGTTAATATCAAATTCAGCTTTTAAACCCAAACCTTGTGCGAGCTGGTGGATTGCTTTGTTTTCGATTCTACGTTGAATGCGATCTCTCTCCTTTTGTTTTTCCATTACGGAGTTGGGATCAATAGCTTCAACTTTCGGATACGGCTTTTTTGAAAGAATCTTATTGACTACAATCTTAACGAACTTCGGCACGATAGGAACTGGTGTCCAGTCGAGATTTAGCATAGTTCCGTCACCCCCATTTGGATCGAGGCTGGTCAGGATCTTCTTGTAGATCGTGGTATCTTGAGTACCAGTGGCGTAGTCTCTGTTTATTTCAAATTGCTTTAATCGCTTTCTGAATAACGAACCTTCATCATCAGCAGAACCCCATTGTTTCTCAATGGCCATGGCATATTTCAATGCGTATTCTTTTGACGATTTGGTTACAAAGTCTGCCAGCGGATCTGGAAAGTTACCGTACTTCCCTTCGTTATTTACATTTCCTTGCATATCCGACAATATATTCTATTATGCAAATATAGTGAATTAAGCAAGGGAAGTATTTAACGTTCTATAGGCCTGTAGGTTCTAAAGAACTTCTTTTCGTTAAAATTCGTTTTAGGTTTCTCCTCTTTAAACTTTTGTGCAGCTAAAAGAGCTAACCCAGAACTAATCGTAAGGTCATACTTTGTTCTGTTGTCTACACGGAATCCAATCCAGTCTTCCAAGGTTCTGTTTAAATACATTTTACCCATTTCCCCGGTCTGCTCATTCACACCTACATGAGTGTGTATGTAAGACTCAATAGCTTGAGCGTGAGACTGTATAACATCTTGACTATTAGAAGGTATACCCTTTGTCTTTGAAGCGACACTTGATGTCTTAAGGTGTTCTGGTCTATCCATCAAATAGTTATCGTAGCCCCTGGATTCAAAGTACCTGGCAATACCGTATTTGTTATTTTCAATCAGAAGCTGGTATCCATAGAATACTGAAGCCATTAAAACATCCTCGTAGAATATTTTAGCCATCGGTGGACGGCTGGCGTATTCCGCTACAAATAAGTTAGATGGCGCAGCCATGTTAAACTTGTTGTACAAATGACAAGCTCCTTTAGATCCACGACCGTCAACTGTAGCATCCAGGTCATAGCTATCCACCCCACCTACACCGATGTGTGTGTTGACTGGTGTTCTCTTTCCGTACACTTCTTTTTGTGAGTTGCGATCTTGAGGCTTTGGCATCCAGGAGACATACCACCTTCCGGTAGAGTCTGGATGAAACAGCACCTCTGTATCCATCTTCCCATCTTTCCACATAAAGTTACCACGGATCACTGGGTTAGGATACAAGTCTTGGTTGTGTTCTATTTGCTCGTAAATCTTACCGATGTTAAACGTAGATGTTTTTGTAGAATCACGGAAAGCTTCGTCTTCAGTAAATGGGAACTGCCTGATCACCTCGTTCAGTTCATATACATCCTGGCGAAGTGCATCACGCTCATTCTTTAAGAACGTCTTTGCCCCAATTTTCACAAAGTCACCTTCAATAGTCTCCACTGGCTTCTCTGGATCTTCAACGATTGGGTTACCATACTTATCAAAGAAACCTTCCAGGGCTTCGTAAGCCGGTACAAATATCTTGTACAGCCCAGTCTTCGTGCGACCGTTAGAGTTGCGGTTACCTGGATCTGAATCGTGGTACATATCACGGAATTCCTTACCGCCCTTGTCCATAGGATTCACTGTTGATCCAACCAAAGCTTTACCTACAACTCTACGACCAACGATTAAACACGTACGTTCTATTCGCCAGGCTTCACGGATATCCGTAGGCTTCTCCCATTTACCAGCTTCATCCAAGTACAGGATGTGCAGCTTCTCACCATCGTATGCGTTATTCGTAGTGTTCTTCCAGTTGATTACAGTATCCAGTGCTTCACCAACATTGGATGTTTTGTTCTTCTTCGTAATACGTTTTGATGGCTCACGAAATGCCAGCTCCATACGTGGGTTGGTTGTACCGTCCTGGATAGGTTTGAAAAAGAATGGGTATGATCTAAACACCGGTACAATCTTCTTCATGAAGATGTTCTCCTGGGCATCCTTACCAGTCTTACTTTGGACCCCCAACAGTTTCTCTTTTACTTGAGTTCCTTCATCAACCAATATGGTGCTTGATATATTGGTGTAGCCAGAACGTCTACACTTGGTATAGATTTGTCCCAGGGATCGTGGATCAAACTCACACGCTGAAAAATGCAGAAACAGCCTTCGCTGAAACTCCAGGTAGTAACCGTAACCAATATCAATTTTTGACCATTGGAGCATCATGTAGTGCCTACCGGTAATGTATGTTGGCTCACCGTCATTCATGAACCACACACCATTACGTCTGCGCTCAAACTCCTTTTCTATATAGGCGTTGTATCGCAACCTAAATTCTTTGGGCTGTTCTGCCCATTCATCCATTGATCTAATCTTTACCAGATCATCAGGCATAGGAATGCGCTGCCAGCGTTGGTCCGCTTTCTTCTTGTCAGAGAATAGTATCTCTTTCTTTCCAGGCTTTTTAGGAAGTTGAATGTGTACACCAGAGATCTCAATGATTTCCCCTTCAGTATCATTCAGGCATATATTGACTACCTCATCCTCATACCCTTCTATCTGCTTTAGACCAGCCATTATTTCTTACTGAAACGTTCCGCAAAGCCGCCAGAGAAATCTTGCTCCTCATTGATACCGCCAGTTTCTTTTAAAGTTTTGATCATCTCCTCCAGGCGTTGTCTTTCCTGGATTAACTCTTTGGCATCTACAGCTGTCTGCTTAATTGACTGAAGCTCTGCTTTGCGTTGTGAACCGGATAACTCCTGGTCGACTGGCTTGCGAATCTCCTGGATCATATTGTCTATGGCAAACTCCATAGAAGATAGCAACCGCTGGGCTGCATCTAACGTAGTGAAATTACTTTTAGACTTCGGCATACATTAAATCTCCTATTAACATTCTCCATACTTTCGTGCCGTCAACATCCATTTCGTAGTCGCTATTCTTACTGAAATACACGACATCTCCTTTGGATAAACCTTCCCTGGCAAGCTCTTGTGAATCTGCCCAAACACGACCACGGTCGTTTTGTACGTCTTCTTGTACAAGTTCAAGTACATCACTCTTGATCTTTTTGCTGGACTCCATAGGTTCAAGGAAGATCCATTGATCAATCATGTGTACACCAGACTCGTTTTTATACGCATGGCCCAAGTTCATCCGGCCACCGCCAGGAGCATAGGGTACGAGGTATAAATCATCGCCCAGGTAAAAGGTATCATTTAATGCAACAGTATGGTGAAAGTACAGGAGATTCCCAGGCTTTGCACCGGTTTCATGTTTAGCTGGAACAGCTACAATTTCGGCTTCCATAATTCGGTTACCGAACTCATCGAATTTACTTACCAGTTCAAGCTCTTGATCACCTACAGCAATCTTGTTCTTGAATTTCTCTGGCATCTTAATAATAAACTTATCTGGTGATTTCATTTTATTTGAATTTACAATCGTATTCTACCACACAAGGCATATTCTCAATCCCCTTCCAAAGGATTGTTCCTTCACTATTTTCAATGTAGATAAGGTATCGGGATCTGGAGTACTGGTACATATATTTCTCGTCCAGTAGAATGGCTGTTATTTTACCGTCTCCAGCACGCATACCAACATAGTATGCCATGGCATCCTTGGGATTGATGCCCACAATTATTTTGCGTATAATATTCATTCTTCATTTAATTTAATAATTGATCGTCTTGCGGTCCAAACTTATTGAGCCACCATTCGATTGTTCCTTCCTCTGGTTCATCTTCCTCAAACAAAGTGTCCAGGACGGCATCTGTTCCGTCTAACAGTCCTTCCAGCTCGGATTCATTCGTAGCTGTTGAAGTTACCCCAACCATCAGCTGATTTCCATCGTTAATGTACACACCAGTAGTCAGTAGGAATACTACATCATCCGGGTGTATATCGTGCTTACGTGCCAACTCCTTTGTTTCTTCAGTGATGGTGGATCGTAGTTCCGATAGGAAATTTCTGATATGTTGATTTGACATTACTCTATTCTTTCTAATTCAAACATACTTTTAGCCTTAAGGGTCGCTCCTGATCCCGAAGCTTTGTAAGACATCTTAATGACCATTCCAGCTTCAAAGAACTCAACGTGTTCAAAGGAGTCCATGTATGACCCGGCAGTTGCTTTAGGACGTTCAATATCTAAAAGTGTTGTCGCATCCTTTTGTAATCTAAAGGTAATGGTTGTATTTGAATTAGTTGTAACAGTATGCGCTGACAAATTAACACGGTATACACCTGCTGTTGTCACAGTTATTGTTCCTTCAGATGGGGAAAGTTCCAGATCACCAGTTGGACCAAACTGATATGAATTATCGGGATTGCCATTATCTACAGCTGCAAGTACTGGTTCAGCATAGTTTGTTTCAACCGTATAGTCAACAGAAACACGACCTACCAGGATTGCCGAGGACAGTCCCCCAGAGAATGCACTTGCTGACAAGTCACGAACCTTAACGGTCTTTGTAGTACCGTCATATACAAGGGCTGTTAACTCTGAACTTGATGCAGCTGGATCAGCGGTAAACTTTAAGGCAGATACCTCAATACCAGCAGTGCTGATTTTTAAACCAGTGTCATTTCCCTGACCGTCCTCTACAACTTTGTATGTAGAAGAAGCAGTGCCGGTTTCTAATTTCAATAAACTTTGGTAGGTGTCTTTAACCTTATTTCCGGTAAGAGTTGCCATCAATTCGTAAATTTGTATTATTTACAAAAATACAATTTAATACAATGGCTAAATCCAAGAAGATGATGTTTCGTGATTTTGCGAAACTCCCCAGGAATAAATACAAGTACGATTCCCTCAAGAACATATACAATTCACTGCGATTCTACAAAGACAAGCACGATCTAACACAGTCGCAGATCATGGCAATGGTCTTTTGTTATGACCTGGAATTCTTTACTATTGATTATCTCACAGCGCAATTAGATTTGAACAGACAGTTCTGCGCCAGGATGGTGATCTACCCACTCGTTAACGAAGGGTATATGTATAAGTACTTTGATAAATTAACCCCCTCCAACATAGCGGAAGATCATATCTTCAGAAGCGAAACAAAGTACAATTACCGTGTTCGCTATGCGCTATCCCAGAGAGGGCGAATTGTCGTTACTGACTTCTATCGTTCAGCCAGTGGCTCGCTTCCATCGAAGCATTAGAGCGTTCCATGT